CGCATCCGCGAACGGCAACAATTCCGGTGCGGGCGGTGCGGGCGGTGCGGGCGTCGTCATAGTAACCACGGTGTTCTGATGACCGCCCTGACCCGCGTCCAGAAGAACACTGCGGGGACGCTGCGGCATACCTTCGTCGTGGACGAAACACCAACCGACTCGTCCACGGCGGTCACCTACGCCGTCGTGGACGCGCTCGGCGCCTCAGTCGCCACCGGCAACGCCACCCTGGACGGCGCGGGAACCGGCACCTACTCGCTCGTCCTGGCCGCCCAGACCACACTCAAAGCGCTCACGGTCACCTGGACGGGCACGATCGGCGGATCAGCGACCACGCAGACCACCGGCGCTGAAATCGTCGGCGGACATTTTTTCACCCTCGCGCAGGGCCGCGCCTCTGACGCGGCGCTGGCGGACACCGCCGACTACACCCTTGACGAGCTCGCCACCGCCCGACTCGAAACGGAGTGGGAATGCGAGCACATCTGCGACCTGGCTATGGTGCCCCGCTACGACCGGGTGGTCCTCGACGGCACAGGCACCGCTGAACTGCTGCTGAAGCACTCACAGCGGGACCGGTCCGTCGCCGAGGTCCGCACGGTCCGGTCAGTCAGCATGGCCGACAGCCCCGACGGGACATTCACGGCGTTCACCGCCGCTGAGCTCGCGGATCTGGCGGTCTCCGACGACGGGACGTTGACCCGCACCGGCGGCAACAGCTTCACCGAGGGCCGCTCCAACGTCATCGTCGAGTTTGAATATGGCCTGGACCGGCCGCCACCGGACCTGGTCCGGCAAGCCCTGGTCAGGTTCCGGACCGCACTCAACACCCACCGTTCCGGGGTGCCGGACCGGACCACGTCGTTCACCATGGCCGAGGGCGGCGTGTTCCGGCTCGACATGCCCGGCCCGTTCAAAACCGGCGTGCCGACCGTAGATGCCGCGTACGGCCGCTATTCGCGGCGCTCGACCGGCACCGGCGCCACCGGCCGGGCCGTGCCCGCCTCCCGGACGCTGACCTACACGCCGCAGGCCGGGTCGATGTTCCACGGCTGGCGGCGCCGGTGAGCGTCGCCGCGTCGGCGAAAGCCCGCCTGGTCGGCGCGTCCGGGGTGCTGGCCGCGCTGCTGCCCACCGGCGTGAAGGTCTCCTACTCGCCGCCACGCGACATCCCCGACGAGGCCGTCTACGGCGGGTTCACCACGTCCGGCCCGGTCGCACTGAAGGCCATGGCCGGCGGCGTCCGGGTGAAGCGCTCCGAGGACCTGACCTTCCACCTGTACGTGCGGGTGCGGGGCAAGGGTCGGGCCACCACCGAGACGACCGACGCCCGGGCGGTTGTCATCGCCGACATCATCACTGTCTACATCGCCGCGCACACCACCCTCGACGACCTCGCCGAGCTGAAGCTGATCCAGGTCCAGTCCATCGAGCTGGAGGGCTGGATCGATGACGACGGCGCCGGCACCACCCTGACCATCACCGTCGCCGTCGAGTCCTACCTGAGCTGATGGAGAGCCCATGCCCAAGCCAATTTTCAAGTCCTGCGAGAACGGGGACGGCCGGATCGCGATCGGTACGGGTATCCGGCCGATCAAGTTCTGCCGGCCTTGCCACCTCGCCGCGTACGGCGGCCAGTTCACCGCCTGGAACGTGATCATCCCGCACCGGGAGTTGGGTCTCGACCCGGAGGACATGGCCATCGCCTGCGCGAAGACCGGCGAGGACATCTCGGCCGGCACGGTGTGGTTGGACCCGGTCGAGACTCGCATCGACGCCCTGGTCTACGGCGGGCTGATCGAGGCCATCCCGGTCAAGGCGGCGCCGGTCGAGGCCGGCAAGACCGAGGCGTGACGTGACCACGTACGCCGCTAACAATGTGACCACCTGGTTCTCTGGGTTCGACATGTCCGGCCAGCTCAACTCGACCGTCCTGGCCCTGTCGTACGACGCCCTCGACGCCACGGTGTTCCAGCCCGCCACGGTGACCAACCCGTCCCGGGTGCGCGTGGCGGGGCTGGAGGACACCCAGCTCGACGAGGCCGGCTTCTGGGAGGCCGGTGCGGGCCTGCTCGACCCGACCGCGTTCACCGCGCTCGCCGGCGCCTCACAGGTCGTGTCCGTCTCTCACGACGGCGCGGAGTCGAGCCCCGCCTACATGTTCCGGGCGCGGCAGTTCAACTACGAGCTGTTCGGCCAGCTCGGCGAGCTGCTGCCGTTCAGACTGACCGCGCAGGCGGCGCGCGGCACCGGGCTCGCCTCGGTCGGCGCGGTCCGTGGCCGGATCCTGAAGACCAAGGCCGACGTGTCCGGCACCGGCGCGACCGGCACCGCGTTCCAGCTCGGCGCGACCAGCGCGGCCCAGTACCTGTACGGGGCGCTGCACGTCTTCTCGGCCGGCACCACGATCACCGGTGTCATCGAGTCCGACTCCGACAACACGTTCGCGAGCGCGACGACGCGGATCACCTTCTCCGGGATCACCGCGGTCGGCGGGACGTGGGGCACCCGGGTGGCCGGGGCGATCACTGATGACTGGTACCGGCTGAGGATCACGGCCTGCACCGGCACCTTCTCCATCGCCTGCACTGCGGGCATCAGGTAAGGAGCACACCTTGAGCGCATACGCGTTTATCGATGGACGCCTGGAAATTAACGCGGTGGTCGTGTCGGCTTTCTGCACCGGTTTCACGCTGCCGCTGGAATTCGAGGCACTGGAGGATACCGCTTTCGGTGACACGTCCCGGTCGCGGATTGCCGGTCTCGGCGACTCGACGCTCGGCGCCCAGTTCAATCAGGACATGGCGGCGTCGGCGACCGACATCACCCTGTACACGGCGTACGCCACGCGGGCGCCGGTCGTCGTCAAGGGCCGTGCGACCACGGCCGCGATCTCGGCCACCAACCCGGAGTACGTCGGCAGCTACCTGCCGAACCAGCACCAGCCGTTCGGTAACTCCGTCGGCGAGCTGGCGACCACGCAGATTTCCTGGCCGCTGTCCGACGCCGACGGCATCGCCCGCAACACGGCCTGATGGCGCTCGAGGTCCGCATCACCGGCGCCGCTCGGCTGCACGAGGTCGCGAAAGCGATCAGGGTGACCGGCGACAAGGGCCTCGGCCGGGAGATGGCCCGCGCGCTCGCCGCGACCACTACCCCGCTGCAGGAGGCAATCGACGCCGAGGCCGCCCGGGTCATGCCCGTCCGGGGCGGCTACCGGGCGGTGCTGTCCAGGTCGCTGCACCACAAAACCTCGCAGCGCACCGGCTCCCGGTCGGCGACGATCCGGCTCATCACCTACGCCGACGGCACCGGTGAGCGCCGCGACGTCGAAGCCCTGGAGAAGGGCGTGCTGCGGCATCCGGTGTTCGGCCGGTCCCGGACCGTGCGCGGACGCGGACGGGTGCCGAACCCGTGGGCGGTCACGAAGATCCGGGCCGGCTTCCACCAGCGCGGCACCGCCAACGCGGGCGCCGAAGCGCAGAAGCGCCTCGGCGCCGTCCTGGACGACTTCGCCGCACGACTCGCGAAAGGCTGACCGTGCTGATCCTCAAGCCCTGGCGGGTCCGGCTCACCGACCCGGGCGACGTCGCCCGCTACGGCGACCGGTGGTGGATCTACGACGAGGCCGCCGTCATGCGCCTGCCCGTCGACGAGCTACGCGCGATCGAGACGCAGATTTACCCGGTGCGACTCAAGGCCGCGATCGACGACAACCGCGAGTCCGGCGTGACGGGCGAACTGATCGCCCTGTGGGTGTCGATGCGGATGGCCGCAGACCCGGAGCGTCCCGCGCCGGCGTTCGCCGACTTCAAGCCGTTGATCATGCTGGCCGAGTGGCAGCGGGTCCCGGACGGGGAGGTCGACCCGGGCGCCCCTTTGGCCGAGGGCCCGCCTTCTTCGCCGAGCACGGAGACGACGGAGTAGCCGGCATCCTCGCCGCGCTGGAGCCGTGGTTCACGTTCCGCGCCCTCATCCCGCCACACCACCTGCGCGGGATGAGCCTGTGTCAGATCGCCGACCACCTGGCCGAGTACGACCGGATGCGCGAGGGAGGCTGAGATGGCCACCGAGAAGCGTCAACTCGAGCTCGACCTGCTCGCCAAGGACAAGACCAAGCAGGCCACCGACTCTGCCGCGAAGAACCTCGACAAGGTCGGCGACGCGGCAGACGACGCGGCGGAGTCGGCGGACAAGCTCGCCAAGTCCACGGGCGGTGCGGCCGACGGGGCGGACAAGCTCGGCAAGAAGGCCGCCGGCAACGCTGACCGGATCAGCAAACTCGGCCGCGAGATCGACATCGCCAAGCGGGAGATGGAGTCCCTCGCCCGGTCGTTCGCCGACGCGGCGTCGGACTCCGAGCGCCTCGACCTGTCGAAAGCGGTGCGGCGGCTCGAGAACGACATCCGGCGCCTCGGCAAGAACAAGGGCATCCTCGAGGGAATCCTGCCGGACCCCGAGCCGGCCACGAAGGGCTTCCTGTCGAAGCTCGGCGCGGGTATCGCCGAGGGCGGCGCGGGTATCGCCGCGAAGGCGGGCACGTCGGTGGGCCCGGTCGTCGGCGGTGCGATTGGTGCGGCGGCGGCACCGGTACTCATCTCCGCGCTGGGCTCGGCCCTGTCGGCGGGTGCGGGTGCGGGTGTGCTCGGCGTCGGTGTCATGGCCGCGGTCAAGTCCGACAAGGGCATCCAGGCCGCCGGTATAACGGCGGGGCAGCGGTTCAGCAAGAGCCTCGGTGAGAACGCGGCAGCGTCTTTGCGCGGGCCGATCCTCAAGTCCCTGGGCATCCTGTCGGATGCCGGCGATCGGCTGAACAAGGACCTCGGTCGCACGTTCGCCGAGATCGACGACGACCTGGTCCCGTTCACCCGCAAGGTCGTCGGCGCGGGTGAGGCCGTGTCCGGGTCGCTGCTGAAGGCGGCCCGGGAGTCCGGTCCGGCCCTGGATGGTCTGGGCGATTCGGTCACCCTGCTGGGTGACGGTTTCGCGGACACCATCGACATCCTCGCCGACGGCGGCCCGGAGGCCGCGTCGAACCTGCGGCTGATCGCGGGTGCGACCGCCGACCTGCTCAAGTCCTCGGCGATGACGTTGAACGTGGTCGGCAAGCTGGCGAACAGTGCGTGGATCACCGGGCCGCTGATCCCGCTGCTGCGTAAGCACTACGAGGAAGCGGCGCAAAAGTCCGACGACCTGAAGGACAGCACGGCGGCCTTGGCGCCGGGTCTGAACGATACGGCGGAGGCGGCCGAGAAGTCGGCTAAGTATGTCGCCGACGCGGCCATGTCCTTCGACGAGCTCGCCGAGTCGATGAACAAGGTGACGTCGATCCAGCAGGAGCTGTACGGCTCGGAGGTCGACGTCCGCGAGGCGGTCATCGACGCGACGAAGGCGATCAAGGAGAACGGCTCCACGATCGACCTGAACACCGAGAAAGGCCGCAACAACCGCAAGGCCCTGCTGGATCTGGCCGGGGCGCTCACCACGGACACGGACGCGTACCGGGCCGTGAACGGGGTCTCCGAGAAGACCACCGCGCACATGCAGGCCAACCGCGACGCGTTCATCAGGGCCGCGCGCGCGGCCGGGTACAACGCCGGCGAGGCGAAGAAGCTCGCCGACAAGCTCCTCGGCATTCCGATCAAAACCGAGCCGCGCGTCTCGCTGAAGGGCGCGGGCAAGGCGATCAGCGACGCCCGGACCCTCGGCCGGCTCGTGCGCGAATTCCAAGGCTCCTACACGGCGGAGATGATCACGAACATCGGGAGGTTCAACAAGCTCGGTAGCGGCGGCGGCCTGTCGACCGGCGGCCTGGTCGACGGGCCGGGCACCGGCACGTCGGACTCGGTGACCAAACGCCTGTCCAAAGGGGAGTATGTGGTCCGCGCAGCCCAGGTGTCCAAGCCGGGCGTGCTGGCCGCACTGGAGGGACTCAACTCCGGGCGAGGCTACGGCCAAAGGGGCGCTCGGGGTGTCGCGAGCGGCGGCAGTGGTGGCGGCAGTGGTGGCGGCAGCGGACCCCGGGAGATCGTTATCCGCAACGTGGTCGACCTGACCGGCGCGGAGGGAAAGTTCAAAGCCTGGATCCGCGAGCTCTACCAGAGCACACCGAACCTTTTCGCCCCGGTATCGGTGGGCTGACATGGTGGTCCTCGGCCCGCCGTGGGACGTCAGCCTGTGGCTGTACCCCGGCGCGAACCCGGCCGTAGACGCCGGACTGTGGGGCCTACCCGAGGACATCAGCACCAAGATCCGCTACCCGGGCGCGAGTGGCGGCCAGGTTGTCACCTACAGCTCCGGCCGGCCGGAGGGCGCGGCCCAGCCCGATCCCGGCCAAATGACGCTGACCCTCGACAACGCCGACGGTCGATTCTCCACCCACAACGCGCTCGGCGCGTACTACCCGCTACTGGATCTGAACACCCCGATCCGGCTCGGCGTCACCACGATCAACGACACGTTCACCCGCTCGTCGTCGTCCGGGTGGGGAACCGCCGACACCGGCAACGTCTGGAGCGTGAGCGGCACCGCCACCGACTGGACGATCAACGGCAGCAGCGGCCAGGTCACCATCCCCGCCGCCAACAGCGCGGTCGTCGGCATCGCCGGTTTCGCGCACGCCCTCGACTGCGACGTCGTGTGCGTGATCATCCCGAACGCCACCGCGACCGGCGCCTCGTACGGTGCCGGGCCGATCGTGCGCTACACCGACACCAACAACATGATCTTCGCGACGTTGGAGTTCAACACCGCCGGCACGGTCACCGTGAAGATCCGCAAGCGCGTCGCCGGCGTCGAGACCGAGATCGCCTCGCTGAGCCCGATCCCGGTGCTCACCTATTCGGCCGCGCAACGCTGGCGGATCCGGGTGCAGGCCGACGGGCCCACCATCCGGGCCAAGGTGTGGCTGGAATCCGGCAGCGAACCGGCCACCTGGCACATCTCGGCCACCGAGGACACCCTGACCGGCGCGGGCATCGGCCTGTATCTGGCCCGGTTCGTCGGCAACACCAATGCGACCGGCCAGTTCGGCATCGACGACTTCAAGACGGTCGGGCTCGAGTTCACCGGCAACGTCGCGAAGTGGCCGGTGCGCTGGGACATGTCCGGCCAGGACTGCTATGCGCCGATTACCGCGTTCGGAATTCTGTCCCGGCTCGAGCGGGCCAAAGGCGCCCTGCAAACTCCGCTCGAGCACCAGCTGCCGTTCTACGACCCGAACGGCTATTGGACGCTGCAAGACGGTGTGGACTCGACCAGTTTCGCCAGCGCTCTGATCGGTGGACTTCCGGCCGTCTTCAATCAGTCCCTGGTCACCCCCGCCGACGAGTCCACGCTCGCCGGCGGCTCCGTCGCCCCGACATTCAGCGCGGCGAATGCGACGATCCGGGGGTCCTGCCCACCGACCGGCGGAACGGGCTTCTCCGCGATGTGGTTTATGAAGCTGTCCGCACTGCCGACCACAAAAACGCTGGTGGCCCAGTTCAGAACTGCGGCCGGCCTGGTGCGGCAATGGCGGTTCAGTATCGACGCGACGTTGCAGTACCTCGACGGCTACGACATCGCGGGCGCGTCGGTGGTGGCCTCGTCGGCGTCCCCGGGTGGGGATTTCACACAGTGGATGGCGTTTCAGCTGGAGACCGATGTGGTCGGCGCGAACACAGAATGGGCGATGCTGAACCACCAGGTGGGATCGACCGTCTTCTATTCGCAGTCTGGCTCTTTCGCCTCGACGGCCGTGTCTTCGGCGAATTCCTTCATCTTGGGTGGCACGGACCTGCTCGGGGCGGCGTTCGCCCATGTCTACCTGGGCGAGAACACGCTGCCGTTTGTCGCCGACACGTTCTCTCTCGTCTCGTCGGGATATTCGGGTGAGCTGGCGTCGGATCGCATCGACCGGATCGCCGCCCAGTCCGGGATCATCGTCGCGATCGAGCCCGGCACCTCGCAAGCGTGTGGCCCGCAGCGCAGCCTCGAGCCGATCATCGAACTACAGGCGGCGGCGAGCGCCGATTTCGGGACCCTCTACGAGCGCGGCAGCGCGCTGGGATATCAGCCCCGCTCGCAGCGCTACAACAAATCCGTCCTGTTCGATCTGTCGGTGGCGGCCGGGCAGATCGCGGAGCCACCGGAGCCGATCCGCGACGATCAGCGGATCCGCAACCGGTGGAAGGTCAGCCGGGACAACGGGTCATACGCGCTCGTCAGCGACCCCGACAGTATCGCCGCGGTCGGCGAGTACCCCGATGAGGCGGTCATCAATGTCGCCACCGACGACGTCCTGATCGGTCACGGCCAGCTCCGCACGTTCCTGGGCTCCCGCAAGGCGTTGCGCTGGCCGGGCCTGAATCTGGACTTCACCCGCAACCCGGACCTGTTGCGGGAGTGGCGGTCGAAGGGGTTCGGTCCCCGGCTCACCGCGGTCACCGGCCGTACGCAGCTGATCGGTGCGGACCCGGACCTGATCGTGGAGGGCTACACCTGCCAGCTGACCCCCAATCAGTGGCTGGCTGATCTTGCCTGCTCCGAGGCGGCCCCGTGGGACGTGGGCGTCTACGACGATGCGGTGTACCGGTACGACTCGGGCAGTACGACCACGGGCGCCGCCTATGACGACAACGACACGTCGATCGTGTTCTCCACGACCGACATCGATGACGTGTGGTCGACGACGTCCGAGCCGTATGACGTGATCATCTCCGGGGAGACGGTGACCGTGACGTCCATGGGCGCGGTGTCCGGGGCGGGCCCGTACGTGCAGACCGCGACGGTGACCCGGGGCGTCGGTGGCTTCGCGAAGTCGCTGCCGGTGGGCGAGTCCATCAACGCCGCCCGCCCGGCGCGGTACGCACTGTAACCCGAGAGGAAACTTATGGCAGTCGCCGCATCGGGTGCGACGGTCACTCCGTCTGACCACGTCGATACGGTTGTCGCGGGGATTGTCTCGGACACGGCGATCGGTACGGTGGCCAGCGGTTTCAGCGTGACCACGCAGCAGGCGTGGACGGTACTGGCCGGCCGGCTCATCGACATCAACCTGTTTCTGAATCGCACCGGGGCGGACATCACCCAAACCAACTCCAACATCGCGGACACGACTTGTTTCACCCTGGATTCGGCGTACTGGCCCACCGAGATCCGTAACGGCTGCTACGGCAACGGCTCCATGGACGGCGAATTCTCCATCTCCACGGCCGGTGTGGTCACCCTGCGGAGTGCGTCGTACACGATCGTGAGCGGCACGAACGTCCGTATCTGCGCCGTCTACATGCGCTCATAGAACAACCGGGGGAGCAGCGATGAGTAGTTGGTACCTGGCGCCCGCCCTGGCCGACCTGCGCGCCGAGCTCGACGCGCTGGCCCCGGACCGCGACCGGCGCTCCGACGGCACCATCGCTGACTCCGCGCACGCCTCCACCAGCAAACACCAACCCAACGCGGCCGGCGTGGTGCGGGCGTTCGACTGCGACAACAGCGGTCCGTGGCCGGCCGGCATCACCTTCGACCGGATCGTGGCCACGCTGGTGGATCGGCACCGACGCGGCCTGGACGACCGGTTGCAGAACATCATCTGGGATCGGCACATCTGGTCACGGTCGTGGGACTGGCAGCAGCAGCCCTACACCGGCGCGTCGGCGCACACCGAGCACGGCCACATCGAGGTGCGTGACTCGGCCACCTACTGGACCAAACGCGGCCCGTTCGGGCTGCTCGAGCTGGCGGAGGCCAATGTGTCCTGGACTGATGACGTCATCACCAACCCGGCCTGGCGCGCCGACGCCGACACCAACCCCACCGTGCAGGCGAAGTTCGCGCTGTACGACGCGTGGAATCAGGCCCATGCGGCGAACGTGGCCACGGCCGCGATCCTCGCGCAGCTGAAGGCGCTGACCGGTAAGGACTTCGTCGACGAGGCCGCCATCGTGGCCGGCGTCCTGGCCGGCCTGGATCCCGCCGCGATCGTGGCCGGCATCCCCGCCGACATGGCCGAGCAGGTGGTGCGGCTACTCGCCGCACGGATGGCGACGTGAGCGGTCAGCAGGACGATGGCACTCACGTCGGTATCACCGTCCTGGACGTGTATCAGCAGCTGGTGAGGCTGCAAACCACGGTCGATCTGGGCTTCGCCAAACAGGATCAGCATGGTCTGACGTTGGCCGATCATGAGGCGAGGCTGCGGATCATCGAGCGGAACAGGTGGCCGCTGGCATCAGTCACCGCGCTGGTCGCGTTGGCGTCGCTGGCGGTGGCGATCCTCGTCGCCCTATACGGCAACTGACCTGCGCGGACAGCGCGACGAAGCCAACACCCACATCAACAAGCGGGTCGGCCGAATGTGCCGGACCTGCATTCGCGTTCGCGGACGTGCCCAGAGGGTGGCACGGAAGGAAGGAGTCCCCTATGTGGACCCGTTCATTTTGGAAGCAAGCGGCTGAGCGGAGCGCGAAGAGCGCCGCGCAGGCGCTGGTCGGCGCGTGGACGCTCGACGGTGTCTTCAACGTCCTGAACGTCGACGTCCGGCTCGCGGCCGGGATCGCGGGCGGGGCGGCCGTGCTGTCGCTGCTGACGTCGATCGTCACGTCCGGCGTCGGCGAGAAGAGCAGCCCCAGCGCGGTGAGCCTGTGACCGCGCCGACGCCGGGCAATCCGGCCTCGTGGACCCCGCCCCTGCTGACGTAGCCTGATCTGCGGACGGCAGGGGTCGTCACCGGCTCACCCACGGCGCGCCGAGCGCCGCAACACGCTGGCCGGCCCTGGGCCCTTGCCTCCGCCAAGCACCATCGCGCCGCCCCACCTTCGGGTGGGGCGCTTCTTTGCGTCCAGGCTCAGTCGCGGAGGCTCAGCGGCGGTCGTCGCGGATCTGGTAGAGCCGTGCCTCCTTGACCCTCGCGGCTTCGGCGATCCGGGATCGTGCCACCGAGGTGCCCATCAGCGCGCGCACTAGTTCGTCTCGGCGCGCGTCCAGATCGGCCCGGCGGGCGGTGATGGACTCCAGCTCGGCGAGCATCATGGCCGCGCCCGGCTGGACGGCGTGGTCGGTGCCGCCGATCCAGATGTACTGGCCGTCGTAGTGGCCGTCGTAGTCGTCAGGCAGGTCCGCGGAGCCCCTGCGCGCGGCGTGAGTGGCGGGGCGCTTCTCTGCGTCTCGGGGTTAGGCCGCAACCCTGACGGCCGGGGAGACGACCTCGACGAACCGCAGGTCGGCGGCGCGCTGCAGAGCAACGCTGGCGAGCTGTCGCAGGGTCGTCGCGTCCGCGGCGATCCAATTCACCTGCGACCCACCGGCCGCGCTGAGCGCCAGCCGCATGGTCGCGGCGGCCAGGTGCTCGGCGATGATGCAGCGCGCCTCGGTCTCGGCCGCGCCGGCTTCCGGGCCAGCCAGGGCGGAGTCCAGCTCGTCGCCGAAGAATACGTCGACGTCCGTGATCAGCCTGACGAATGGGAGCGCCTCGGCGGCGAGCTGAGCGCGGCCGAGGTCCATCAGGCCGGGGCTGCGGTCCTCGATGCCGAGGGTGTCGACGACGGTGGGAACGGTGGAGAAGGTGCGGAGGGTGGCGATGGTCTCGCGGATCGTGGGCATGGAGGGCTCCTCAACCGGGGTGATGCGGGCAACGGGGCGGCCGTGTCGGGTCAGCACGATTCGGGTGCCGCTGCGGGCTTCGTCGACCAGCTGGCCGAGTTGCTTGCGGGCGTCTTCGATGCCGATGTGCTTACTCATACCTAAAACCTTAAGGTATCCCGCTCATGATCGCAAGATGAAACTTAAGGTTTTCCTCCGAGTGGCTAACTAATCCCGGTGATCGCGCAGCGGATCGTGCCGTCCGCCGCGCCGTCGAGGAGCGTGGATTCGGCGACGCTTGCCGTGTCGCCAGGCTGAATCGTCTTCACGATCGCCGTGTCGGTGTCGATCCGATTCCCCGCCCCGTCGCGGTATTCGATCTTCACGGTTGCACTGCGGGCCGCCGTACTCGTGTTCTTGATCGTGAAGCCGATCTTCGCCGTCGACAGCGATCCGGTCGACGCGCTGCAGCTGGTCACCGTCACGGTGAAGTTGTCCGACGCCGGCCCGGACGCGATGTCCGTCGCGATCGCGATGCCGAGCACGGCCGCGCCCGCGATGAGCAGCATGCAGATGATGCCGGTCGCGGATGTCCAGAACGCGAGCTTGGGGCTCGGTGGCTTGACTGGCGGACCAACGGGCTGCGGTGGCCAGTACTGGTTGCCCGGCTGGCCGGGGACGATCGGCGGCTGCGTCATCGCGGTTCCTTCGCGTGTGGAGGGGCGTGCGCCTGCGCATCGTGCGCGGAAAGTAGTGATCTAGCAACGGTCCGCTGCCGTTCCGGGCCGTACGGTCGATGTGGACCCTGCCGGAAGTGCTAGCCGACTGCGGGCGTGCGTCGCGATGGTGGCTGGGCGGCCCATGTGCAACTTGCACGTTCGGGGGCCACGGTGATCTCTCCGTCACGTAACGTCATCCGGGGGGATCGATCGTGCAACGTCCAGCCCTCACCCGAGCCGCGGTCTTCGTGCTCTCCAGCCGCCTGAACCCAGACGTCAGCATCTGCGTCCGCTACTGCCTCGAGCACCGCTACCACATGGTCACCATCATTCAGAACAACTGGCGGGGCGCCATCGACTACGTCCGCAGCGGCCGGGCCGAGGTTCTCGTGATCGCCGACGAACACAGCCTCAGGCCCGCACCCCGCGTCGAGATCGTCTCCCACCGGCCCAGCAAGCCCGGCCAGAGTGGCGAGCGGACTCGGATCATCCGCCGGATGGACCCGCCGGATCACCGTCCAGACGAGGCAACATAGCCCGCGCCGCCCGCAGCTGCTCCGCCGTCGCCCGGGTGTAAATCTGCGTCGAGGTCACCGAGCGGTGGCCGAGGGCCTCCTGGGTCACTCGGATGTCCCTGTACTTCTCCTGCAGGGTCACGCCGAGCCAGTGCCTGAACCGGTGCATGCTGGTATTGATCTTCAGGTGGCGCAGGAAGTGCAGCTGGCTCGAGACGCCCACGTAGTGCGCGGACGCCCGCTCCCCGTTGTCCGGTCGCCTCGCGACCGGGCCGTTGGGGAGATCCTTCACCGCCCGCCATACGCCCGGGTCGGTGTCGTGGATCCGTGGCCGGCCGCCCTTGCCCTTCACGACGATCAGCTGCCGCTCGGTGACGTGTTCCCGGTCGAGGCCACTGATCTCGCAGCATCGCAGCCCCTGGTAGGCGGCGATGAGCGCCCAGAGCCGGAAGGGCTGGGCGGCCTCGGCCAGGACGCGGCGCAGCTCTTCGTCGGTGCAGGGCCGCGCGATGCCGTCGGCGGTCACGACCGGTTCCATCTTCGCGGTCGGGTCGGCGGTCAACCACGGGTCGTCTGGGTCGACGGCCCACCCGTAGAAGGAGTGGATCGCCCGCCAGTAGGTGGCCTTGGTGTTCTGCGACCAGTCGTCGCGGTGCAGCCACCGCTCCAGCTCGTCGCGGCTGACCTGGCCGAGGCCGTGCGGCATGTCCTGGTTGAGCCGGGTCAGGATGCCCCGGCGTCCGCCGATGGTCTTCTCGGTGCACTCCTTGCGGCGTAGGTGCTCGAGGTATTCGTCGATGATCTGCATGTCCCGAGCGTCGGTCGGTAGCTGCGTCTGGGTCATCGGTCATCGGTCCCGTCTGCGACGTCCGGCGCGATCGATGTAGGCCGTTCGGCTGACCTCTGGCCCGGTGGAGCCGCAAGGGTGCCCGGCTGGCCGATTGCCTTTCGCGGAGCCCGCGCGCGCCGGCCGGTCGGCTACTGGCGGATACCAGAAGGTAGTACTCGGGCCTGCCGCTTCGGCCGCCTTCTCGGGCGGCGGCAGCAGGTCGTGGACCCCCACACCGAGCGCCTTGGCGATTCCGGACAGGTCGTTGACGTCGATCGGCTGTGCCCCGGTCAACCGGTAGCTCACCCACGAGGGCGAGACTCCCAGCTGGCCGGCCAGCTGCCGGCCGCTCATGCGCCGCCGCGCCATCAGGGCGCGGATCTCCTCGGCGATCATCTGGCTGAGCGTCGCGGCTCGCTCATTGGCCTGTGTCATACCGCCACAGTGTCAAGGATTCCTTTACACGTCAAGACGCCGAACGAAATTGGTGCAGTGGCCTTGACCGCATTGCGCTATCCGTGACACTGTGGCGGCATGCCCGAAGACCTAACCACCCCCGCCACGATGGCACGAGATGCCATCGCCGCCGAAGTTCGTGCGGAGATGGCGCGGCAGAGCAAGACGCTCGCCGACCTCGGCGACGTACTGGGCGTGTCGCGACAATCGATGCACCTCCGCCTGCGCGGCCACCAGCCGTTCCGCGGCGAGGAGCTGGTGTTGATCGCCCGCTACCTCGGCGTCCTCACTGAGCAGTTCGTCCGCCCCGCACCCGAGCGCGCTGAAGCCGGTGCGGCATGAGCGCCCCCGACCCACGCCTCGCCAACCTCGAGCGGACCATGCGCCGCAGCTTCACCGAGCTGCGCGCCAACCTCTGCGAGGCCTACGACCGCCACGATTGGAAGACCACCGGCTACTCGTCGTGGGAGGCGTACCTCGCCGCCGAGTTCGGCCCGTTCGCCAAGGATGCCGCCCGCATCGTCGTGGAGTCCAAGCGATGACCGCCCCCTTGATCTCCACCACGGACCGCCCCTACCAGCTCCTGCCCCCGCTCGACGAGCAGCAGCGCCACATCCTGCGGCAGTCGATCCAGAAGAACGGCGTCCTGGAGCCGGTCGTCTTCGACGAGGACGGCGAAATCCTCGACGGACACCACCGTGTGGAGATCGCCGAAGAGCTGGGCATCGAGTACCCGCGCCGGGTGATCGCCGACCTCGACCGACCGGGCAAGCACATGTATGCGCTCACGGTGAACGTGGCGCGTCGCCAGCTCGACCAGTCGGCGCGCAGTGGCCTCATCGCTCAGATGCGCCTGCGCGGCATGAGCATCCGCGAGATCGCAAAGGCGACCGGGGTTAGCCGCAGCACCGTAGCCAACGACCTCGCTCAACTGTCCAACTCTGGACAGTTGGACCAGCCGGAGAAGATCACCGGCGCCGACGGCCGCGAGCGCCCCGCCACCCGCCCCACCCCATCTCCCGGGTCGTCCGCCGCTGCGATCAAGCCGTCGGTCGGCCCGGGCAAGCCTGTGACTCCCGAGCCGGGCGCGGCCTCGTCGACTGCTCCGTCCGGCTCGGGTTCGGCGGGGGTGGCGTCGACAAGGGGAGGCGTCGCCACCCCCGCTCTGGAGTGGTGGCGGTGGACCTGCTTCGGCTGCCGCAAGTCGTTCCAGGGCACGGACGGCACCTGCCCACACTGCGGCGACGGGCGCGGCACGAACCGCAAGCCGATCGAGCCGGAGCCGACGGCGCCGTCGCGTGAGGCGCAGGTCGCGGTCGGCCGCCGCTCGGCGGAGACGCTCGTCGCGACCATGCAGGTCGAGGTCGCGATCATCATCACCGCCGTGGATCTGGGTGAGTATCTGGTCACCGAGCAGATGATCGCCGATCTCCGCATCGCTGTCGATCTGCTCGAGAGCCGGCTCGGGGGTTGCGAGTGATGCGCGGGCCGGTCAAGCCCCCGGGTGCCACCGGGAAGGGGCCGACGCCCGGCCCTGCCGCCGTGCTTGGACTCGCGGCGCGTGAAAGCACCGAGGTCTTGGACTCCCTCGGTGCAGGCGTAGACCAGCCGTCGCCCCCGGCGGCTGGAGCCCGTCCCGAGGGTCCGCTAACCCTCGGGACGGGCGTGAACTCCGACCCCCGGCCGTGCCGGACACAGCGCATGCCAATCGGCAGCGGCGGGCCGGGGGTCGGTCACGACCCGGAGCGTCCGGGAGGTGGTGGCTGGCCGCCTGGTCCACCACCTCACCCGCGCCCGACACAGTTAGACGCGTCGTTGATCATGCAGGCTGCTGACGCTCTGGGCCTGGACCCGGTGCTGCTCGCGGAGGTTGTCGTCCGGCGCGCGCTCAGGCGGTCGTAGTGAGCACCGAGGGTTGGCCCTGGACCGGGCCGATAGTCCCGCCCCCGCCGCCGCCGCCACCGCCGCCACCAGGCGGTCCGTGATGGGCGACAAGAAACCGCCGCCGTCCAAGCCGTCGAAACCGCCGAAGAACCCGAAACCCCGGCCCGCGATTCCTCCGCGCCGATGAAGCCGAAGCCGACCCGACCGCCGAAGCCGCCGCCGTCCGAGCCGCTGCGCTGGACATGAACGACGCGGGCTGTCCGGTCTTCCCCACCGGACGGCCCGCCGGACCAAACCCCAACCCAGCTACCAGAGAGGTCGGTCCGATGACCGAAACCGTAACCCCGGCCGAGACCACAGACCAGCCGGTGACCCGGCGCTATAGCTTCGGCGGCGACCACTTCGACCCGAAGACCGGCGAGAGCCTGTGGCGCAAGTACGTCACGGTGATCGCGGCCGACGCCGATGCGCGCCGCACGGCGATGCTCGCAAAGTACGGCACGGCGTGGTCGATGGAGTACATCCCGGGATGGCCTGGCCACGACGAGCGGATCTCGCGGTGGGCCGAGCACGAGCGGATCGACGCCACCACCCGGATCGACGCGGCGTGCGCGGACTGCGGCGGCAACGTGCGGATCATCGACGACGGAAACGTCAGCGAGCTTCGGCACGTCAACCACCTCGGCAAGCCGCTGCTGGTCGAGTCGCACGACGCGCGGGTGGCGTGATGGAGACCCGGATCTTCACCTTCGGCAGCAACCAGTACGACCCGTACACCGGCAAGCATCTGCTCGGCTTTTACGCCACGGTGACCGCGCCGACCGCCGGGACCTGCGAGCAGATCATGCAGCACCTTTACGGCGGGATGTGGGCGACGGACTACCCGACCGTCGAGGCTGCGGGCGTCGGCGAGTGGGGCCTGATCGAGCACGTGCGGATCGTCCTCGGTGCCACGTCGGCGCCGGACTGCAAGCTGTGCGGCCACGACGTGGACGGCGGCACCAACACCCTTGCCCAGCACCAGATCGCCGAGCATGGCGAGGCCGAGTGTCCGAGCGCCTGGCACGTCAACCAGGGCAACAAGCGCAGCCGCTGCCCGATCTGCAACCAGGCCGACTGATGGCCTCGGACGAGATCCGCCATTCCACCACCACCACGACCTCGGGGGAATCCCAGTGACCACCTGCGTAACCGTCAAAACCCAGACCGAGCTGAACACCGCAGTGTCCGACGCCGACGCGTGCGTGCACATCGAATCGGCCGCCGGTGTGTGGTTGGAGGTGTCCGGCTCGGCCAGCGTGAGCGCCTTCGGCTCGGCCAGCGTGAGCGCCTTCGGCTCGGCCAGCGTGCGCGCCTTCGGCTCGGCCGGCGTGAGCGCCTTCGGCTCGGCCGGCGTGAGCGCCTTCGACTCGGCCGGCGTGCGCGCCTTCGACTCGGCCAGCGTGAGCGCCTTCGGCTCGGCCGGCGTGCGCGCCTTCGACTCGGCCAGCGTGAGCGCCGGCACCCACGTCGCCGTACACCTGCACTCCGCGCGGGCCACCGTCACCGGCGGGGTCCTCATCGACCTCACCCAGCTCGACCTGACCGACCCGGCCGCGTGGTGCGCGCATCACGGCACCGACGTCGCCGACGGCATCGCCGTGCTGTACAAGGCCGTCGACCTGGAGCTCACCGCCGGGCACGACTACACGCCGACCTTGTACCCGCTCGGGGCGAGCGTCGAATGCGACGACTACCAGGCTGACGGCGAGTGCGGCGGCGGCCTGCACCTGTGCCCGACGCCGGGGCAGGCGGCCGAGTACCGGCCGCAGGGTGAGAAGTCCCGGTACCTGAAGGTGCGGGCGGCGCTGGTCGACCTGTCTCCGATCGTCGACGCGGGCGGTCCGGCGAAGGTGAAGGCCCGCCGGGTGGACGTGCTGGCCGAGGTCGACCTGTTCGGCCGCGAGCTGACTGCCGCTTCCGCTACCTGATCTGCCGGGGCTCGGCGCCGGATTCCTCCCCGCGCGTCGAGCCCGGCGAACGGCCCGGTCCGTGGGCAGTGGAAGTGCTCGCGGCCCGGGCTACCTAACCCGCATCACCCGCACGAAGGACATAGAGATGACCGACCTGCTGACCACCGACCACACCGACTTCGGCGAGCACACCCGCCGCCTACCCGTCTACGCCCGGAAGCTGCCGCCGCTGCACGCCCTACGCCGCCCGGACGCGACCGGTGAGCACCCGCTGTACCAGCCGCAGACGATCGCGATCGTCGGCTTCCCGGTTGCGGCGACCTACAGCGCCCCGGTGGTGCGGGAGCGTCCGGCCGGCTACCGGGGTGTGCGTCGCCGTGCTGTCGGGCCGCGCCCGGTGTGGGCGGTGCTGGTGATCGGTTTCGGGTTGGGCTCGGTGTGCACGGTCGTGCTGGAGCTGGCCGGGATCACCGTGCTGGTGGTGTGGCGATGACCGCCTACCGCAAGCTGACCCAGGAGCAGCTGCTCACCGAGGCGGCCGAGCGGTTCGGTCCCGACGCCAAGGGCTGGAAGTTCCGGTGCCCGCAGTGCGGGGACGAGGCCACCCCGCAGGACTTCATCGACGCTGGGGCCGATCCGGGCCGCTGCGGTCAGGACTGCATCGGCCGCGTGACCGGGGCGCTGGTCAAGGCCGGGGCGAGCAACAAGCGCGGCTGCGATTGGGCCGCGTACGGCCTGTTGCGTGGCCCGTGGGAGATCGTCCTGCCTGTCGAGGGCGACAAGCCGGAGCGTTCCATGTGGGCGTTCGCATTGGCTGGCGGTGACCGATGACGCGCCCCGACCGCTGCGACGCCGCCGCGTTCGCCCACGCTGCGCGCGTCGCCAACCTGCGCGCCCACGCCGAGGGCCGACGCCACCTCGGCCGCCACTCCGAGTACTACCCGCGCAGGCTACGCCACTACGGCTGGCAGCTCACGGAGACGACCTGCGGCACCGACCCGGTTGTCATCGCGTCCGGGCGGACCTTCACCCGGGAGGGCTGCGACCGGGCCTGGTACCGCGCCTACCTCGTCGAGCTGCGGGCGGTGGCCCGATGAGCGCACTCACCGACTCACGCGAGCTGATGGCCCGCGCCCAGAACGGCGACGCCGACGCCTGCACCCAGCTCTACACCCGCTACCGCGCCTACGTCCTCGCCATCGCCCAGCAATGCCACCCCGGCCACGCCGAAGACATCGCACAAGACGTGTGGATCCGCGTGCTGCGATCCCTGCACCTGTGGCAGGACCGCGGCACCGACCCCCTCGCCTGGATCACCGTCATCACCCGCAACCTGTGCCGCGACCGGGCCCGGTCCGCCTACGCGCTCCGCGTCGACGTCGTCGAGACGGTGCCCGAAAGGCCGGCGGACCCCGAGCGCACCGATCCGGCGGTGCTGGCCGCACGCATGCTGGTGCGCCGCGATGTGCTGACCGCGCTCGGGCAGGTTTCCGACCGGCAGCGTCACGCCCTGGCCCTG